AAAATACAGGCATGTCATCTTCCACAATGTTTGCAACGTATTCTATGAATAATGTTTTTTCATTAGCAAATACTTTACTGCCTTCAATGCTGTAATCTTCTGAATACATTCCGTCTGAATCAAAAAATCCTTTAATTCTTATGACATCACCCGGTAAACTGAACGCATAAAGGTATTTGGTGTTCGTGGGTGTTTCATTTAATCTGTTTAAAGATTTGTTGGTTACAGCAAAATTCCAAAATGTATAATACAATAAGCCGTTTCTCACGTTGTCATACATCGTTGAACATACGTTTGCTTCGTGTGATCCATCTGTAAATGAACTTATTGTTGCGGCACCACATTTTGTTAGTGCTTGGTTTGATATTGAAACTTTACTTTCAGCCATGGGTGGTTCCTTTTTTGTAAACTATTTATCGGGTATAAAAAAAGACAGGCCCCCAAATTAAAGAGGGCCTGCCTTGAATGAACTGCGAAGTTGTACAGATATTACTCTGTAACCTCCACTTTAACTATTCCGTCTACGTCAATTGCTGTTGCTCCACCAGACATAGTACCAAGTACTAGGTGTGATGCTTTTTGAGCCACATAATCGATTCTTGTAGTGATGTCAGATGCTAATGCAAGACCTACTGAATCTTTGTGAATTGCGTAACAATCTCTTTGAACAGAATTTTTTGTTAAAAGAGTTGACATAATCACTCTGAAACCGAATACATTTGGAATGTATCCTGAAGTCAATGCAGTGTTAGATACTAAACCATCTGCCGCTGTAACCAAGTTAGTATCTGTTAAAAGATCTGTTAAGGCTTGCGGAGAGATGATTATACATCTGTCGTTAGTTGGAATTGAAAGACCATTCATCGCTTCGTGGACTTCTAAAAATTTTGCTTTAGTTAATCCAGATCCTGCTGTCACCTGTGTAGTTGGTGCAGAGGCATCTAATGCGTCGATGATCTCTTGGTCTACCGCTCTGTTTAAACCTGACGAAATCGCTTGTGCGAACGTGTTTCTAAGATCGATATTTGTCTTAAATTGATCCATGTCGTCAATGTATTCACCAGAATGGTAATTGTTAAGTGTAGTAGTTACAACACTGTTCTGTGCTGTGCTACCAGTGTAAGCACCACTTCCTGCAAAAGATTTGCTCGAATCAGACATAGCCGTGATATCTTCGAATCTTGCTTTGTTCTTGATTGAACCACCTTTTGATAGTTTGTGGAACTTGTAAGTTGAACCAGTTACGTTTCTTACAACTCTAACTGCGTCAACTAAATTTGATGATGTTTGTTGGTACGCTTGTTTTACATCATCACTGAACATAGTTACGAATGAATTCGATACTGATGTTCCTGCGTTTGCTACTAATGCCATGTTAATGGTCTCCTTGTAGTTTAGTTGTTGTTATAATAAAACGCTGGGAATTGTGTTAATGTGTTTGGGGCCTTGCGGTTATCCCTACTAGCAATGAACGTTCTTTGCTTGTAGAATTATATCTCTACCAAATAGCCTAACTTGTTAGACAGCAGTGGGCCTTGCGGTTGTCCACGCTCGTATTTAACCTCTGCTGGTAAAGTATTGATCCACTGTGATTTTGATTTTAGGAAAATACTCCTGTATCATTTTTAATGTGCGTGTATATCTTTCACGATGTGGTTGTGCTTGTGCCTGTGGTTGACGGTATATGCTTTCGGGTCCTCCGTCAAATCCTATCAGATCCATTTGTGTGTAACCCAACTGTGCGGCCAACACTATGGCTTGTTCTCCTGTTAACCACGAATTCATTCTGGTATGTGGAAATTTTATTTCTTTCATGTTGTGTAACGTGGTGTATGTATTGTCCCTGAATATTCTATAACTGTGTTGCGGCACATACACTGCTTCTGTTACACGATCCAGTTGCATTTGATGTATGACTTCCTTGTCCTGTGCCAACAGATAGTTGGGTTGGTATTCTTTGTAGAGTTGATTACAACCAAATGTTGTGCAATCAATCTGTTCTAATGGTGTAAGATGCCTGCTGGGTCCGTTGCCTATGATGACACATCTATTGGTGTCAGCCTCGGGCACTAGTAACCTCTGTGCGATTTGACAGTTTTAAATTTTGCTTTCTTTACTGCACCTTTGTGCGGCTTGTATGCACCCTTCATCAATCTCAGGGATGAACCTTTTTTCATCCAATGGTATCCTCTAGGTGCTGAAACGCTTTTTGATTTTGTCATAAGTCTCCTTGATTGTGTTGATTAATTTTTCTCCTGGTATTGGCCATGGGTTCATCCAATCGTCCACTAGTCTGACGTCTCTGGCTTGGTGGATGTAAAGTTTATCGAGTGCCACGGTGCTGTCAATCCCTGATGATTCTTGTATATCTCTCCGGTCTGTACCGACTGTGCGGCCATAAAAGTTCTTGTGCCGTTGCCAAATCTTTTGCGTTGTATGACCCTGCAAGGCACCCACTCTTGTCCTTTTGCATAACACTTGCTGTGCTGTGTCTGTTGACCCTTGTGAGTTTTGATACCTGCCACTGTCGCTCTCCATTATCTTTTAGCCGTCCTCGCTGATCTTGTCACAGCCGCTCTGGTAACATAACCTGGTCGGCCTTTTTTGATTGGTTTTTTGCCTGCTTTTCTTCTCTTGTTGGCATAGTAGTACAGTCCTTTACGTGCTGTTCTACCGTCTTTGGTCTTGTGAAATCCTTTTTTCATGCTATCTCCATGCTTTGCACGACCAGTAACGTGCTTTGGTTTTTGGTCCTGGTGTTGAACATTTGTGCCTTGCCATAAAACTACGTTTACGAGCCGGGTTTGATTTTTTTATTCTCATTTTTGGATCACCAAATCTCACAGTTTTCACATTGCCTGTTTTGGGATTACGCACTTTTACCGCAAATTTTTTTGATTTGCCCGGTGTTCTGTATGGTTTGTTCAATTTAGTCATACATTACCTCATCTTCATATGATAGATTGTACTGATCATTGTCCCAATGGCTGAGTTGATTGTGTGCTAGTGTTTTGAATCCTTGGTCTCTGTCGATGTATTTGTAGTCCACTTGCTCCAAATCCCATTGTGCCAACCAGTTGAATATGGTTTTTATTTTGAAATCTTTGCAACTGTAAACATCCAATTGTATTACACCATCTTTCCAACTGTGGAATGTGACAGAACTGGTGTCAATGATGGCCACTGAACTGTATCCTTCGTTGCCTTCCACATTTGACCATGCTGTGTGTGGTCCTGACAGTATGTTCATGTCAATGTTACGGATTAGGCTTTTTATCTCGTTGTCCAAACGTTCTCTGTCTTTGAATAAAGGTGGTGAATTAACTTCAGCCCTTACCAACAGATGTTTGTGTACCAGTTTTGGATGCATTGTGTTTTCCTTTCCTTGCACTATTTAATGTCTCTAGATCCTGTTGTATAAGAATGGGTGTGGGTGCTGAATGACCCCCATACTGTGGATGTGAATACAGCCACTCTTCTGTGGGCCTATCCTCATTCAATCTGTGGTGTATGTTGCACAGTGTCCTGCCACTTGCGTTTGGATGTAGCCACATGCGTGCCACATGGTCTCCTAGGGGTGTTATGCGGGACTCACCCCTCCAGCGTTGCACATCGATTTTTTGTTTGAGCCAGTAGCCTTTGCTCCAAGGACACACTGCTGTGATTGAAGCAAAGTACTCCAACCAATTAACGTCTTCTTTTTTTGCCACCACGTTTGCCACCTCGTGTTTTTTTAGCGGGTTTTTTCTTTCTCATGATTTACTCCTCCTATCGTTTAGGGGTTGCGTTAAGCAAATTTTTTTTGCCCAATTTTTTATCTGCTTCCCCTGATTGCCCTGCCCCTGAGCCCGATCTTACGTGTTCGGACTCGCTTTCTACCATAACGTCTGCTTTTGGCACGGCCCGAACGGGGTCCGGAGTATGCGGTTACAAAAGTGTTGGGTATGGTTCTTCCAGCGGGCATGACTGTATTTAATACGGGCATTCATGAGTGAATGCCTTTTGAGTGGATCCTGGAGTATGGCAATACAGATGACAAAGGAGTCAATAACCAGGATCCGCGAGTATTTAACGGGGACTGGAGCCATTAACTTAAAAGGTGGTCG